ACTGCGGAAAATGTCAGCGTCGATGATGACGATATGGCATTCTTCGAGAAACTTGCTGCTGAGTAATTTCTATTAGAAAACCGTAGATGTTTTCAGGGGGACTTCGGTCCCCCTTTTTTATATCAGCGTGACAGTTGTAAATGCTGTTGGGTGAGAAAAGTCTCTAGCCAATGCTCGAGTGAATGAACTATCTGCAGTTCTTGCGTTCGCTTTTGGTATATTTTGTTTTGGTGCAGCCGATGGATTCGCAGATGTCTGTGTAGTGTTATTCACAACAACTGGCGCTTGAGGCGCTTGAGCAGTCATTTGATTTGATGCCAATTGACTGCTTTGTTGCTGCACAGAAGCACCAAGATCACTTTGAATTGGTGTAATTGTTGATGCAGGCGCGCTGCTGTTTGCATATGAACTGCTTGTTTCCGTAGAAGTTGATTGTGTTGGTTCTGCAGAAGATGCAACCATTGAAGAACCAGAACTTTGTGCCGCACTCTGTGGTGCCACACTTGCTGGTGGTTTCGATCCAGTTTCTGGTGAAGCAACTTTGCCATTATTCGCCACTGCAACAGGAGCACCTGGTTTGTATGGATTATCTGGTGTTGGTCCACGTTTTGCAGATTCAATTGGCTCAACATGCCACGTCTCTCCACGAACTGGACGAACAAATCCATACTTTGCCATCAATCCAAGTTCAATTGCTTTATTTGCATCAGTTGAATTGATGTCAATTGCTAATCCACTCTCATGACGACTTCTTCCTGGAGGTGCGGCATTAGGTGGACCAATTTTAGCATATAGAGCTGCTTGTTCTTCTGAACTACGATATCCTGAGTTTACTTGGATCTTTTGTCCTGTCTTTTCATTATATTCTTTTGCAAGTGCTGCAAATCTTTCTTTGAGTTGAGGATTTAGCCCATTCAAATTTACACTGCTGTCTTTCAATCTAACATACTTTGCCAGATCATTTCCTGATGGTCCGCCACCAAAGAAACCTTTAGCACTTGCAATAGCACCTGAAACAGCAGATCCAACATTGATTGATGCACTTTCAAATAATGATGGTGTTGCTGGTGCCTTCGGAGCAGCCCCAACTTGACCAGAAGCTGCAGGTGTTGTTGGAGTTTTTGCTGCTGTCGCTGAACTTTGTTGTTCTGCTTGCTTCATAACTTTATCATCATAGAGCTCTTTCTCTGCATCACTCAATGCTGAAAATTCATTCCATAATTGATAGAGATCCCATGCCAGCCAAACACTACCAACAACAGTTACAGCTGCGCTCACCCAACCTAAAATTGGAACAGTTGCAAGACCACCAGCAAGGGCAAGTCGTGCTCCAATTTTAGCAAATAGAGATGGTGATTTTTTTGCAACAAACTTTACAAAAAGATCCCAGACTTTTGATTTTGTTGCTTTCACAACAGCAGTTTGTGCTATCTTCTTCACTGCAACAGCACCACCAACTGCTCCAGCAACACCAGCTGCACTGGCTCCTGCTTGAAGTTTTATATCTGTCTTTTGTGCTGTAATCTGATTTTGAATTGCTGATGTAGCACCAGAATCTCCACCCTCACGAGCCATTGTCGCCTGTTCTTTTAGAAAATCTGGATTATACTGTTCTAGATTCGGATCTCTAAATGAATCAACAGCAGAGTATGCCAAGTAACCACCTGCAGCACCAGCAAGTAGTCCACCCATTCCAAGACCACGCATACCGCCACCACGACCCATGCCACCACGACGACCACGACGACCACGACGACCACCACGACGACCTCTTCTTCCGCGACCACCGCCGCCACCACCCAAAAGATCAAGCCAACTACTATCGTCAGCAGCTTCGATATCATCCTCTAGTTCATCAAGTCGTTCATGAACAGTTTTCTGTGCTTTGGTTGATGGTCCAAGACTCTTCCAAATAGAATCAACTGTATCTGCAAGACGAATCATTGGATCTTCATCAGCCATAATAGCCTTTGTTAGATTCTCAGTTCTGCCTTTGAGTGCAACATCTTTGCTTACAATTTTATTTGTTTCGCGGTCTTTATATCTTCCGCCACCAGCCATTCTCTCATCGAAATAATACTGAGCTGATTTTACGTCTGGTGAAGACTTCCCAGTCATAGCCTTTCGAATCGTTTGAATATCCTTTTGTATGCCAACCACAATCTTCTTTATCGATTTGAAGTCTTTTGAAACTCTTTCATTCTTTTTAGCAGAAACTTTTTCTTGTTTCTCGCCAGATTTCTTGAACTTATCGAAAAAGTCACGAGCCTTCTTCACTTCCTCGTCGCTTGCTCTTGCATATTTGAGAGAAAGTGCTCTACCAGCCTTTTCTCCAACAAAGCCTTCTAGAAATCCACTCAAAAACCCTGTGGTCTTTTCAGTTGCAATTTGCCACTGCTCTTGAATTTCTCTTTGTTTTCTTAAAGTTGAAACAAGACCAAGTCCTTCAGTCTCAGAACGAATTGCTTCCTCTAGAAGATTCGCATTCTTCTGAGAAGTCTTTCCTTCGAGTTCTCGTAATTGTTCTCGAAGTTTTTTTATGTCTTTGTCTGAGATATTACTTTTCATCTACTTCTTTGAGCCTGTGCCAATTTGAGTTTTTCGTTTTGTTCCTTCACATGATTTTCTAAGAGTTTCACATAAATCTGTTTTTCCCAGGGAATTAGATTATCTAATTCTGACAACGAATATTTGTGGTGTTGCATCAATGTAAAATTCGTTGCGTAGTAATTCTTCAAACTATCATAACCAAGCGTCATTCGAAAAAATTTAGAACGCCCTCCAAAACCATATTATGATTATTATTACACTTTGGGCATGTGATGTCTTGTTCTAGTACAACCGATGGTGCGCTGACAAAAAATTCTTTTATTGCTTTTACATGCTCAAGAGATAAATCATCGAAAAATGCAGCTAATTCTTCTTTGCTAATATCTTCTTTTTTATACGTTTGATTTTCATCATAGATGTAATCTAGGTACTCTGATATAATTTCATATCCACCATCTTGAAACTTATCATCAAGTAAAGATTGAGGTAAAGTCAATGAAGGATATCTCATACAAACGCCAATATCCTTATTCAATGCAATAATCTTATTATGTTGTTCACTGAATCTATACTTGATGTTCTTCAGATCAAGAGAAAATTCTACAACATGGTTGCATGGTTCTTCATTGACAACATGTGCGCATGTATACATTAGATCAGAGGTTTCACCAACAGAATTGATTCTTAGATGTATGAAAAACATCTCAACATCGAAGATTGGAAGAGACTCAACATCGATATCATCTAAGCAGCAATTTGAAATGATCTGCTTGATTGTTTTTAGAATGTCTTGTAGATCCTCTGATTCTTTTGCCATGAGTAGAAGTTTTTCTTCTTTGACAAGAAATGGTCTGTATCGAACTTTCTTATCTAAGGATTTCAAATACACTTCATGAATTGGATGTTCAATTTTAGGTAAAGGCATAATTTACTCCATAGTTTAGTTTACCAACTTCCAGTTGCACCACCACCAGCAAATCCACCACCACCACCTTTTACTGGTTTTGGTTTTACTACTGGTGCCACTACTGGTGGCATTGTACGCTCTTGTCCTCTATTTCCTACTGCTGTTGGTGGCGTAGAACCATTTGGTCTGTTTTGTGATTGTCTTGGCTGCTCAGAGGCAGGAAGTGCCGTGTTGAAGTTCCCTGGAAGCCAATAATCATATCTGAATGTGACTGGAAGACGATGAATATCATCACCAGCCCAATTGAGCGCAAGAGTTCCAACGGATATTGGAAATGCAGAGAATAAGACTGCAGAGTATATTTTTTTAGAAGTTTGAGATGATATGTTATCACTTGTCGCTACACCATCAAACTGGCAGATCTCGATCTGAGAAGAGATATACTCATCTTTATAACGAGGGTTGTAGTTATTGATCGGAATAACTCCGTTCATCCAGCGATCAAATAGTTTCTTTTCCCACATGTCACCAGCGCAGATAAAATTGAGAGTGATATCACCAAAGGCAACAGGACTGGCTGCAATTGGCTCAGGAACTCCGTAGTATCTGTTATCAATCGCGTTTACACTATATGAAGGAAGTTCAGTGGTCTCGCATTGGAAGCGAAGATCGTATGTTGCAAGGTCGGCAATTCCAGTTGGAGGAGCGATGCGAACTTCAAATTTCGCTGCTCTTGCAAAATCATTATGTTTGTCGAAGTGATTTAGAAAGTCTGAGACCTTGAACATTACTTTTTATACACCATCTTTTCGGTAGGTAAGAATATCGCTGTTTCCCAGTTGTCAGGCTCGATATAGATCAAAGAGGAACGAATGTGACTCAGCAGATATCTCTTGATACAAGGCTCGAACAATTTATATCTTCTAGAGGAAGCCAACAAAGCATAAGAAAGATTGAATCGAGTCGTATCGTCATATTTATCGTTGTTTACGAAATCATATAGTCTGTCTAAGAGAGCCAAACGACTTCCTGGATCCAAATAATGAAGGTTCATGCCAAGAAATCCATCTGAGTACATTTCCATCGGAATTACAAGTGGAAATTTATCATAAACAGGAAGAATATCTTTGAGTTTTGGATCATAGTGATAGAAATACATTCTACCAACAAATGCTTTCGCTGAGATTCTTTTAGCGTCATTGAGGATATTTGATCTGTTTGATGGCATTCGAAGAGCCGAAACACGATCTCTGAGCCAAGCCTGTGCTGCTGAAGTTCTTGGTTTGATTCCAGAAGCAGCAAGTTGAGCGTTGACCTTATCGATAAGAGATGTTGCCATTAGATTCCTAAATCGTCCTCAGTAATAACTCTAAATTTCCAGTTTCGATCTTTACAATACTCAACTGCAGCTTTCCACTTTGCCTCATTCACGCCCCATGTCACAACTTCTTTGATGTAACTTCGAGTTATTTTAGTTTTCTTTTGAGGAGGAACGGACTGACTCTTTGGTTTTACTTCTAGAATCATCGCCTCTGATATACCTGTCTTATTTCGAACTCGAACGAAAAAGTCAGGAAAATATCGATGCCAACTATTGTCAATAGGCGATAAATAAGGTATGATTATTTCCTCGTTTGACCATTCGATCACACTTGGATTATCGTCCAAGTGCACCATTACTCGGCGTTCCCATAATGATCGATACCATATGTTCGTGGGGTCACCTAAATATTTATTGGTATTTTTCGGACTAAATTTACCGCTGTAAGCCATCAAGTATTTATAGGGTCTCTAAATGGCAAATCAACAATCTACTCCTGCAGATGCAAAACGAAACGCTCAGCCTACATTGAGCAATTCACCCACAGGAGTAAATAAAAGCCTAGTCAAAAATCCATTCAAATTTGACGACCTTCGATTTCCATTGAACGTAGGAAACACCGAACGACATCTTCATTGGATCAAGTTTATTCCGATGATTCAGAACAAATCTGAATATTCAGTGAAAACTCAGAACGTAGCATCTTTCGCTGACACGAACCGCAGAGCTGGGTTGGGAGCTGGATCATCAAATGCTCTCGGAGATGATGCTGCATCAAGAACAACTGCAGGTCTCGGAACTATCATAGCCGCTGAAGGTGTCATCAATAATGCAGGAGAGGCTGTAAGCGCTGCTCTTGGTTCTCCTAAAGACTTGGGAAGATTTGCAGGTGAACTTGCAGGTGGTGCAATTTCTTCTGGTATTGGTCTTGCGGCTTCCGCTTTTATTGTTTCTGGGATCGATCTAACTCGTAAAACTCGCCGCGCGGCAGCGACCATCTCTCTTTATATGCCAGATACAGTAACTCAACAATTGGTGAATGATTACGATCAAGTGAGTTTGACGCAGGCATTAGGTAAGGCTGGTTTGGGAGCTCAAGTTGGCAGTGATATTTTAGGTGGAACTGAAAGTTCAGTTATGGCAGGATTGGGTGCGACTCGAGGAACTGGAACTGGCGCTGAGGCGGCAGGTTTGATTGCTGAGAAAACTGGAAACTTTGGTGCAGGTATCACGGATGTTTTATTATTTTCTGCTGGGTTGGCATTGAATCCTCAGGTTGAATTGTTGTTCAAGAATATTCAAAACAGAGAATTTTTATTTGATTTCAAGTTTGCTCCAAGAAACGTGAAAGAAGCAGAGGCTATTCGAGAAATTGTGAAGAAATTTAGATTCTTCGCTGCTCCAGAAATCCCATCTAATGGTCGTGGAAGATACTTTATCCCACCATCAGAATTTGATATTGAATTTATGGTAGGTCCGTACAGAAACGCAAATTTGCCTAGATTATCAACTTGCGTATTGCAAGGCATCGATGTAAACTATGGAAGTGCTGGTCAATGGACTGCATTCAAAGATGGTATGCCAGTAGAAATTAGCATGCAGCTTCGATTCAAAGAAGTCGAAATTATGCACAAGAAACTTATCGACGAAGGTTACTAATGAAGTATTTCGAGTCATTCCCAAAAACATTATATACCTTTGACAAAAACACAATCAATGTCAATGCAGTAACAAACATTTTTGCAAGAAATAACTTCCTCAGAGAAGTTGCAAATAATGTTGAACTTTCTTATGAGTATCTGATTGTTGATGAAGATACGCCCGACACTTTAGCGCATAAAGCATATGGAGATCCATATAGAAGTTGGATTATTCTATTGTTCAATAACATAAGAAATCCATACTATGATTGGCCAATGCGCGCAGCAGTTTTGGATGAGTACATCCAAAATAAGTATTCTATGACTCTACAAGAAACACAAACAACTGTTCATCATTATGAAAGAGAAATCAAAACTACTGCTATGTATGCTGGTGTTATTCTAAATGAAACAATCGAATCTTCTAGAATCAGTGAGTATTCTGTAAATTATACAACAAATGCGATCGCTAATCAAACTGTCTCTCTTCCAACGGAAGCAGATTCTTCTTTGATCATTTCTAGTGAGACAGCCACATATCCGACATATACTGTAACAATTTTGACAAAGAATAAAGCAGTTTCTATCTATACTTATGAACAAGAAGAAAACGAAAAGAGAAGAAAAATTAGACTCCTTGATCCAATCTATCTTGATAGAGTTGAGAATGAATTTAGGCAATTGATGACAAATGGCTGAAGAATATCTGAACAATTCATCAGATGGAGTATTTGGTTCTAAGGATTTCAAATTCAATTCCTTGGAACTTATCAACTCAGGTGGACAAAGCCTTGATCTGAGACAGATATATGTTGAAATGCAAATTTTTCAAGACATATATGCAAGTGTTATGTATGGAGAAATTTTGATCAATGATGGTAACGATGTATTCAGCAACTTTTATCTTGTTGGTAACGAGTATCTGAGAGTCAGCGTTGATAAGCCAGGATTGTCTAGACCGTTCGAAAGAACATTTAGAATTTTTAAAACATCATCCCGTTCTCCCAGCACAGATTCTGGACAAACATATAAATTGCATTTTTGCTCAGACGAGATGATCACGTCTCAGCAATTGCTTGTGAGTAAGGCATATAAATCAACAAAAATCAAGAATGTGGTTTCTGACATCCTAACTCAAGAACTCAAGGTTGATGCGTCTAGAATTGCATCGCTGGAAGATACTTCTGGAAATTTCGATTTTATTATTCCAAATTATCGTCCACTTGAAGCCATTCAATGGGCGACAGCAAGAGGATATGATCAAAAGAAGTTCTGTTATTTCTTTTTCGAAAATAAGAATGGTTTCAATTTGACTTCTCTTCAAACTCTTATCAAACAAAAACCGTATAAGACATTGAGATATGAAATCAAGAATTCAGAGAGAGATCCTGCTAATAATAAAGACTCTATCGATAATCTAGATATTCTAAATGATTTTGATATGCTCACATCGATCTCTAATGGAGCATTTTCTTCAAGACTTATGTTGGTTGATCTATTCAATCAGAGTTATGATTTTGCAGATTACAATCTAAACATTGCAGAATCCCAAGGTAATTTGATAAACAAATTCAAACCTGTGAACACATTCAAGAATGCTAAAGATCAAACGCTTTTTGATTCTAAAGAATCATTTTTTAGAACATATCTTTCAATCAATGACACAGTGTCAGAAAAGAGTAACGACGTAAAGTATTGGTTGTTGCCAAGAGCAATGCATATGGTTATGCTCAATCATTTCAAAATCAAAGTTATAATTCCTGGAGATATTGAACTCAAGGCTGGTGACGTTGTGAATTACGAATTTCCAATGTTCGAGTCCGCAAATCAATCAGGTAAAAAATTAGATAAAAAGAGAACTGGTAAATATCTAGTCACTTCTGTGAATCATAAATTTACAGAAGATATGTTTGAATCAATTGCAGAATTAGTGTCTGATTCTTATGCTGAAGAAGTTCCAGGCGCAAAAGAAGGCTTGAATAGATTATCAAAGAAGGGTAAGTGATGCCAGGAGCAAAGAAAAATTTTATCGGACTTGAGGGATTTATCTGGTGGATTGGGATCGTAGAAGATCGCAATGATCCAGAGCAGCTTGGTCGTGTCCGCGTGCGTTGCTTTGGTTGGCACACGGAAGATAAAATCAAAATCCCAACTGATACGCTTCCTTGGGCACATCCTGTAATTCCAGTAAACAATCCAAATAGTTATACGCCAAAAGAAGGTGATATGGTTTTTGGGTTTTTTATTGACGGTGATAGTGCGCAGAACCCAGCAATTATGGGGGTTTTGCCAGGAAAGCCAGACAAGAAACCAAACTATCAAAAAGGATTTAGCGATCCTGGAACAACACTCAGCGTTCGCCCTAAAAAGCCAAATGATAATGCTGAGCAGTATCCAAAATCAAAATATACAAAAGAACCAACAACAAATAGACTTGGTCGCGGAAAACCAGAAGGAACCATTATTGAGACAAGAAAAAAGAATCTCAAGAAAGGTATCAAATCAGCTGGTGGTGTTTCTTGGAGTGAACCTGCACCAGCCTACGCAACAAAGTACCCATACAATAATGCATTGGAGACAGAGTCTGGTCATGCATTAGAGTTTGATGATACACCTGGAAAAGAAAGAGTTCATTTGGCTCATCGAAATGGATCATTTATTGAGATTGATAGCGCAGGTAATCGAGTAGAACGAGTGCAAAAAGATAATTACACTGTGATCATGGGAAGCGATTACATCTATATCAAAGGCAAAGCAGCGATTACAGTTGATGGTGATTTCAATATGAAAACATCAACAATCAATATTGAGGCAAAAGCCATCAATATGGCAGCTGATGGTGATATTCGAATCAAAGGTCGCTCAGTAAAAATTGAATCAACAAGTGGAATGGATCTAAAAGCTGGTGGGTCTGGAAACTTCACCTCTGGTGGCAAACTTTCTCTCAAGGGCGCAACTGCTGCTCTTGCTGGTGCAACAGTCGATATTCCTGCAGGAAAAATTGGGCTACAATCTGGATCTGCATCAAGTGCATCTGGAACTGGATTGAAGGGTGGCGGATCCACACCATCCACAGAAGAAGTATCTGAAGCGGCAAATTCCGCAGCAAATGTTGCTTCTGGAGGAATTGCTGCAGAAAGTTTAGAGGAAGTTGCAGTGACATCGAAAAAGGTTTCAATATCAGAAAAATCTATGCTCGGTAAGGCATTAGAGGGTGTAACTTCGACTGTATCATCTGTATTTACAGAAGTCAAAAATGTCGCTGATGGACTTCTAAAGGACTTTGCTTCAAATCTTGTTCCGTTGGGAGAACTAACAGACAGAACGTTCTCATTCGAAGGAATGGTGAATGACTCTAAAGGTTCTATCTTGAGTCTGAAAGATGATCTGAAGTATACTCTCCTGAATAAAATTGATCAGGTTTCTACAGAAGCGTTGAATCGAAATATAGAATTCAATCCAGATTCAGACATAAAGGCTGCAATTGCGTCGACGGTAACAAATGTTGTTGTGGATAAAATTGGTAAGAGAATATACCCAAAAACTGAAACGATTATCGGCGGAGGAGATGGCTGATGGGATTCGTCACAAAAGCGGAAGCATATATTATTTCTGAACTCAAATCTACTGTAATGGATCGCCTTCACATGGGTGGATCATTTCTTCAGCAGGTCCCAACTGTCACAGTCGGTGGATTACCTGTTGCAATTAGAGAAGGGGGTGGATTGGGTGCTCTTGGTGGTCAGCTTGGGGGAATCATCGGTCAAATTCAAGACGCTGCAGGTCAACTTTCAAACCTAGTAGAAAACCCAATGGGAGCTCTTGAATCTGCAATCGGCGATCAAATTTCAGGTCTGACTTCTACGCTTGGAGATGCTGCACTCACCTCTGTTCTCTCTGGTGGACAATTATCATCGCTCACCACTGCATTGGGTAATATGCAAACCTCATTCTCTTCTTTTCAAACACACACCAGCCAGTTATCTGGACTCACAGAGTCCGTTAGCGACTCTGTTCCAGATCTAAAAAAGTTGATGAATACTGGAAATACACTCAAGAGTCTGGGGACTGATACTGCAGACGACTTTATAAAAAACACCGCTTCGGCACTATTCGCAGATGATAGTCTACAGGGAGTTACGAATAAACTACAATTGGATGTTGCAAGAAATCTGAATCTCATCAAAACACTAAATCCAGTCGCCAATTCTTCGCAGATATCCACTCTTGTATCGGAGACGATAACACTACTAAATAATCAAAAAAGCACTCTCGATGATATAAGAACGGCAGACGTGAACAACTTTGCAAACTCGGTGAATAAAGTAGAATATGCAACTTCTGCCATTGGTTTAGCCTCGCAATTTGCAGACACAGATAGCGTGACATATAGCCTCTTCAATAAAGTCGGAAAGGGTAGCGTGGTAACTTCTTTGAGCACAGCATTGGATAGCGCAACACTAGAATGAGTCTAATTGCAAGAAAATTTTCGGATTTTGACCTCGACTTCACAGCACATCCTGTGACGAAAGATATATCCAAAAAACTCAATGAGAATGCAATTTCTCAATCAATTCGAAACCTTCTTCTCACAGGTCACTATGAAAGACCATTCAAGCCAGAACTTGGATCAAACCTAAGAAAGTTTCTATTTGAACCAATTGACAATGTCACAACTTCGTTGATTCAAGATGCAATCTTTCAGACTCTAAAGAACTATGAGCCAAGAATTGAGATTCAAGAAATCACTGCTGCTCCAAATTACGACGAAGATCGATATGATATAACATTATCTTTCTTTGTTCGTAATACAATCGAACCTATAACTGTAACATTCTTTTTAGAACGAGTACGCTAAATGGCTAATTCAGATGCAAAACTCAAAGTCGCAGAACTAGACTTTGATAAAATTCGAGATAATCTAAAGGCTTATCTCAAGTCTCAATCAGAATTTAGCGATTATAATTTTGAAGGATCAGGCATGTCTGTGCTTCTTGATCTTCTTTCATATAATACTCATTATATGGGATATTATTTGAATATGGTTGCTAATGAGATGTTTATTGATACTGCACTCACTCGTCAGTCTGTTGTGTCTCATGCTAAACTTCTTGGATATACTCCTCGCTCTAGAGTTGCTGCTCGCGCTGCAGTTGATCTGACAATTACTCCAGTTGCAAACGACTCAAACAGTGCTGTTCTAATTCCTCGATTTACTCGCTTTGTTTCTGAGAGCAAGGATGGCGCCAACTATGTTTTTGTTACGCCATCAAGCAGAATTGCAACAAAAAATTCTGATACTGGATTGTTTGTAGTTGAAAATGTAGAAATCAAAGAAGGACAGCCAACTGGATTCACATTCGCATATGATGAGCAAACAAACCCAAAACAGTATTTTGAAATTCCTGATGGGGGAATTGATACTGAAACACTAAAAGTTTCTGTTCAAGTATCAGCAGAAAATGCCAATTTAGAATCATATACATTATCTCAAGACGCGACAGATGTTGATGCAAATGCAAGAGTTTATTATCTTGAAGAAAATAAGAATGGAAAATATCAAATCTATTTCGGTGATGGAATTATCGGAAAGAAATTGACAAATGGTAATATTGTTGTCGTATCTTATATTGTAACTAGCGGATCTGATGCAAATGGATTGCGCTCGTTCAAACTTCTCGATACCATTTTAGGCGGAAATACATCAGTAGATGTCACACTAGTGAATGAATCTTCTTCTGGTGCTGCTGCAGAAACTATCGATAAGATTCGCTTTACTGCTCCAAAGGCATACATTTCTCAAAATCGTGCTGTAACAAAGAACGATTATATTGCTCTTGTAAATCGCGATTATCCATATTTTGATGCAGTCAATGTATGGGGTGGTGAGGAAGTGAATCCTCCTGTATATGGAAAGGTATTCTTCTCAGCAAAGCCACTTGGTGGATATGAGATTACTGCAACTGAAATTGAACATGTCAAAACAAATATTCTAAAGCCATTCAGTGTTCTTACTGTGACACCAGAATATGTTCCAGCTGATTATAACTATGTGAATGTGCGCGCTGAAGTTTGGTATGATCCAACAAAAACCAATAAAACTTCTTCTGAGGTCAACGCTGCAGTTATTGCTGCAATTCGCGGTTTTGCATCAACAAATCTAAACAGTTTCAATTCTATCTTTAGAGTTTCTCAGATTTCTAGAGCTGTTGATGACTGCGACAATTCAATTGTCAGCAATGATATCTTCATCTCTCTCGAGAAACGTTTCTTTGCTGATAGCACGAAACGTCTATCTTATACACTTGATTTCAATACTGAACTGATCCAAGGAACAGTGAGTGATCATATACAAATTACTCCATCATTCAAATACTATGATGAGACTGGTGTCTTGAGAGATTGCTATATCGAAGAAGTTATCCAATCATACACTGGAGTTGATGACATTTCTGTTCTTGCTCCAGGTAGTGGGTATACAACAACACCTGAAGTAATCATCGAAGGTGATGGACAAGGCGCAACAGCTGAAGCACTGATTGTAAATGGACAAATAAAGAAAATTGTGGTCACAAATACTGGTTCTGATTATACATCAGCAAGCGCAAGAGTTGTTGGTGGTGGTGGAGTTGGCGCTCTACTTGATGTAAACCTTCAGGGAAGAACTGGTCGTCTAAAGATCTATTACTTTGACGAAGTTTCTCCAGTAAAGAAAACAATTGATGCAAATATCGGTGTCATTGATTATAAAACAGGTATTGTGAAAATCAACAATTTCCAACCTGTTTCTGTATCTGATCCGTTTGGAACTCTAGTCGTTCATGCAATACCAGCAAGAAAAGTATTCTCATCGTCACAAAATAAAATTGTGACTATGGATCTATCTGATCCTGGAAGCGTAACAACAGTCATTACACCAGTTGTGGGCTAATTATGTCTGTGACAGAAAAAACAATATCTGCGCTGGTTCAAACACAGTTACCTGATTTTATCAGAGCAGATCACCCAAAGTTTCAGCGTTTCATTGAGTTGTATTATCAATGGCTAGAAACAAATAATCCAGACGGTGTTTCTAATACTGCTGGCAATACAATCTATCATGCTATGAATATTGATTCATATCGTGACATTGATAGCACACCATCTGAGTTTATTCGATACTTCAAACAAGAAATATTACCATATTTTCCAGAAAGAACTGCACTCAGCACTGAAAAGATTTTGAAAAGTGCAAGAGAGTTTTATAGCAAAAAAGGTAGCGAAGAATCGCTCAAGTGGTTATTCAAAGCATTATTTGCCGAAGATATTGAAGTTGTTTACCCGAAAGAAGAAATTCTAATTGCATCGGATGGTAAATGGCTAAAACCAAAAGCATTTCAGATTACGTCTAGTGATTCAAACAAAAGTGTAAATGTGCAACTTCTGAATAAGAGAGTTGTAACAGGAACTGAATCAGGTGCAACTTGTGTTGTTGAAACTGCAAATCGAACCATTGATAAAACAAATGGAAAAGAAATTATTGAGATTTATGTCTCAAACGTAAAGCAGTATTTCAATAATGGCGAAAAAATTAGCATTACTTATGTCGATGAACAAGGTGAAGAAAGAGAGTTTCTAGAAAGAATTGTTGGTACAATCTCTAATATCAAAGTTGATTCGAATATTAGAACAGATCCAACACAGCGTCGTCGTGGATTATATTATAACATCGGTGATCCAATCGTTGTTGTTGGTGGTCTTGGTCTTACAGGTGAGGCAAATGACGCAGTTGCAATTGTCGGTAATGTAACTCTTGGTTCTATTGAATCCGTCACAACCAGATTTCCTGGATATGGATATCGTCTATATTCAAATACAGAAGTTATTGTCTACCGAAGCACAGGCGATGATCCTCGCTCTAACTCTTTCACCGATTTGCGCGTTGTGGTTCTAAATGAGACTGTTGATGCAAATAGCGAAAAGAATTTTTCTGAGAGCATCACATATGATCGATCTGTAATCGATTATACAAGCAGCAGTCTTATTAGTGCTGCAAATTTGCAAGCACTCACTCTAAACAACAGAAACGTTCTATTGAACGTAACAGAAACAGATAAAGACGATTATTTTATCAATAATGAACTTTTCTGGGCAAATGGAACAAACTATATTGATGCAAAATTCACAGGTAAAGTTGCAACTCCTAATAATACAATATTTGGATTGAGTGGACCAACAAATAACACAGGCGGTCTTTTGTTATACGATGTTCAAGTTGCAACTGGACTTACTGTTGAGACAGTTCTTTCGGGTCAAACGCTTCGCGCACTCAACGAAGGTGGCAGCGGAAAGGTCTTTACTATAAACTCAGTGACAAGCAATAATGTTCCAGCAAATGCAGATAGTAAACTTATACAATGTTTAGACTTTGTGACTGAGAGTACAGGTGGAATTGCACTTGTTTCTGTTCTCAATGGTGGTGCTGGATTTAGACAATCGCCAACTTTAGGAATTGAGTCTCATTACGATACTCAATTATCAGCAGCATATGATTATGAAAATGATGATCAACGAGTTCTAAAGAGACAAACTTGGCAGACATTCAAAGATCTTGGTTTGATCTCGCATGTTCGCATTCTAAATGGCGGATCGAATTATTCAGTAAATGACACCTTTGTATTTCATGGTCGTGGATATGGTGGTTCTGGTCGAGTAAAAACTGTCGGCGCAGGAGGTCGTATCACATCTGTTGAGATTACAAATAGAGGTGAAGGATATCTTGCACGACCAGAAGTTTTTGTGACACGAGCAAGTCAGACATTGACTTCTTTGACAGGAACAGTAAATGTATCAACTGGCAGTCGCGTAGTTATCGGAACAGGAACATCTTTTGCTGGAAGTGGTGGTGCGAACACTCGCCACCTAATCAAAGTCAATAATGAAATTCGTCGTGTTGTGAGCGTAGTAAATAACACATATCTGGTTGTAAATAGCGAATTCAAGAAAACAGGAACTGGAAATACTATTCAGCGTTTAGATGGAACAGAGCCAGTGCTAACGGCATATCTATTTGGCGATGGCGTTGAAAATATTGTAAACACTTCTGCAATTGGTCGCGTAAAAGATATTCGCCTCATTTATCGTGGCTATGATTATGTTGCCACACCAAACGTTTCTATGAAGGTTCTTGATACTGTTATCAATCCAGTTCCAGAATCTAATGTGTTTTACGAAACTGAGTATGCTTATCAGGGAAGCAGTTTAGCAACGGCAACATTTAGAGCAAATGTGAAGTCGTATAACACAACCACTGGTGTTCTTAGATTATATGATTATTCTGGAGTATTCAGCAATACTTCAGATTTGATCACAGCAAATGGCGTTTATTGCAACTCTAATCTTTCAATGAACGTTCCAGCTCCAGAGCAATATGCATCTCAAGTTATTGCTGATGGGCTTCCAAACCCAATGAAGTATGGTAATGGTCTTGCGAAAGCAAAAGCCTTCTTCGCTAATGGATTGATCGAGTTCAACGGATTCTATTTGAATACTGATGGATTTACTAGTGCTGATAAAGTTATTCAAGATAGTAAGATCTATCATAACTTCTCTTATGTTGTTGAATCAGAGAAAAGTTTAGTAGATTATGAAACGACAATCAAAAATATTGCTCATCCAGCAGGTATGTCGTTGATTGCAAAGACTATTTCTAAGCAAGACATTGAAAGAGCAGTTGAGCATTCTTCAAATGTCACTGCAATATTATCGAAGAACAAAACTGATGGTGCTGGAGCTGGAACAGTTACTGTTGCAAACTCATACTCAAATGTGGTTGTAGGCACTTCTACTTTGTTTGTTCCAGCCCCATCAAGCGTTGATTATGCAAATAATAGAGTAAACGTTGGTGATCTATTGATCATCGATAATGAGGCTGCAGTTGGCAGACTTCCAATCAGTAGAGTCATTTCAAATGTAGTAAGCAATACGCAACTTCAAGTATATGGTGACTTTATCTATCGTGGACAAGGTTTAGCAACAAGTAATACAATGTTCCTTCGAATTCTTGGCGCTTCAGACGCCACTGGAAACGAGGTTATTGCTCTTCCAAACTCTCGTTATGATGGACTTTATGCAGGAAACTTGGCGCTAAATCCTGATGCTCCGATTGTTTCTGTAAATAATATTATTCGAATTGGTGGAGAAGTTAGAGAAGTTATCTCTGTAACAAATGCGACGCATTTTGTCGTAAATAGTGATTTTCAAACATATTCAAGTGGTAAAGCCCTTGAAATTCTATCAAACACTCGCCTCGTCATATCAGGAAATGCGAATGTGTTGAGTGAGTATGTTGTAGTTGGAGACAATGTCTCATTGAATATTGCTACTGCAAATGTGTACACAGCACAAACAGGAACAGTCACTGTGTATGATACTAATACAACTGTTGTTGGTACTGGAACTTTATTCACAACGCAATTGGTAGCCAATGACTATATCATGGTTGCAAACCAGGTTAGACAAGTAATAAATATCTCTAATGCGACTGTTTTGACTGTTGACTCGCCTTATTCATCTAATACCAATGATATAATTTACTTGAAGAGAGCAACATCTCAAAACGCTAGAGTAAATGCAATTATAAGCAACTATATTGATCTCAACCTTTGGTTCTATGGAAATGTGACTTCTTCTGTGTATCATGTTGTTCCAAATCTTGCAACTAGCCATAAATTTAGTATTGTAACGCTAACAGGAAATTGAAATATCAATGAAATCTCTCATAACACCTCTTTTTAGCAATTTTCTCATTGATAGAATCAAAGACGATCTATCTAACTCATCTGTTTGTAATGCATATATTACAATCGGTCGATCAAATTCCTTTACAGGAAATGATCCAGCTAATGTTGAGAATGTAATTTATACCACTAATAGTAAAAATGAATTCTACTATAGTATGGTTGGTATGAAGAAGATTTATGAGTCAGATATGCAACCAGTTATTTCTAGAGTCGACTGGGCATCTGGAACGACGTATGACACATATGAAGATCATATTGAGATTTTCTCTTATGTTGATTATCATAATCTTGGCTCAGCAAATTCTAATGCGAATACAATTCTAAGCGGCACAGTCGGTATTACAACAAACTCTAATGTTGTGGTAGGCACTAGCACCACATTTACTTCGTATTTGTTTCCTGGCGATACAATTTCAATCAATAATAGAACAAAGAGCGTTGTTTCTGTAACGAATAACACCTCACTCGTTGTGAATAGTGTTTTCTCGAATACAAATTCAAGTCAGTCACTAACTCTACTTTCAAATAGTCAAACTATCGTTGGCATAACTGCAAACTTTGTTGGTAATGTTGGAACAGGTAATGTTGTTATTGTTGGCGAAGATGCTCGCGAGGTCGTTTCTGTCAGAAGTAATAAAGTTATTTCTCTAAATGCCAATGCTGCATATTCAAATTCAAGCGTGACAGTGCAACGACGAGATAATACTTATCCTCAAGTTGCAAACACTTTTTATGTTCGCAATAATCGCGATCAAATTTTCAAATGCCTGTTCAATGGCAATAATGCAATCTCTACTGTAGAACCAACGATCGACATCGATGGACAACTTCCAGAGAATCCATTCATCGTTACATCAGATGGATATCGCTGGAAATATATGTATACGATTCCACCTGGTCTGAAGCAAAAGTTCTTCACGAAGCAATGGATGCCAGTTGTAACAGACAGCGCTGTGGTTGCTGGATCTAAAGATGGAAGAATCGATATTGTACGAGTTCTTTGGGGTGGCTCTGGCTACTCAGCTGGTGGAAATACAAATACAGGAAGTTTCCTTTCTGTGACAAATACCGATGGATCTGATGCAAGATTACTGGCTCGCGTCTCAAACGGAAATATCACCTCAGTGACGGTTCAGATCGGTGGTAATAATCACACTCGTGGAACCATCACAGCAAACAATATTCTTGCAAATCGTTTAGATCCTGCAACTCTAAATGGTACATTCAATATTGATGGCTCAACTTATGTGAATGCAAACACGGCGAATGCAAGTACGACAAGATTCCTCGGTAATGTATTTGTGAATGACATTGTCACGATAAATGGTGTCTCTAGAAATGTCGTTTCAATTGTAAATAATACAATCCTGCAAGTAAACACTCCATTTATCCATGCGGCAAACACTCAAACTGCAGTAATTACTCGATCAAATGCTGTGTTCGATATTCAAATCGGACCTTCTGGTGGTCATGGGTCGAACCCTGCAAGAGAACTTCGTGCGCATAGTCTAATGATTTGCGTAGAATTGAACGATGATACAGATGGAAATAAGATTCCAATCAGTGATTCTACAACGAACTTCAAGTTCAATCAAGTCGGTCTCCTTGTAAATCCATTGATTGCAAATAGTGCATGGTATGCAAATCTAACAAATTATCGTGCTACGACTCGCCTCATTGTCAGCGATCCGACCGTCGCAGAGTTTGTGAATGGAGAAACAGTGTTTATCGGTTCCTCATTAGCTGCAGCCAATGCAGTAGCGAATGTTGCTCACTGGTCCGCAGGGGATAACTATCTGTACATAAATAACATCACAGGGGTGTTTCCTGTTGCGGCTCAAGTGCGTGGTGCTAACTCGGGAATTACGACTCCGATTCTATCGGTCTCAAACTCAGAGATAAAGCCATTTAGCGGTGATTTGATATACATGGAAAATAGAACAAATATCACTCGTGTAGATAATCAAATCGATCAAGTAAAAATTGTACTGTCATTTTAGGTAAAAGTTCATGGAATTCAACATAGATCCATATTACGACGATTTCAAAGAGAACGCATTAGATAATAACTACATGAAGATTCTCTTCAAGCCTGGTCGTGCTGTTCAGGCTCGTGAACTTACACAGATTCAGTCTATTTTGCAGAATCAAATCAAGGCATTTGGTGATCACGTTTTCCAAGATGGCTCTCCAGTTATCGGCGGAAACATGACACTTGACAATACTTGCAAATGGGTGAAACTCGAAAAGACCTATAACACGGTTGATGTTGATGTTGCTGATTTTGAAAATCGCGTCATTGTAAATACTTCTGGAAATGTCCAAGCAAAGGTTCTAGCAACTTATTACCCACTTGAAGGCGACCCAACTCTTATGGTTCGCTACATGACAGGAAACGAATTCGGCTTTGCAGATACTGTTAGAGTTGCTGGCGAGACAACTGAGGCAAGAACACTATCCACAAACACCAGCGGTCTCGGCACCGTGGTTTCTATCAACGAAGGTGTCTTTTATGCAGATGGATACTTTGTAAAAGTTCTCGATCAAACTGCTGTTGTAAACGCATATTCTTCTTCTGCAAATGTCAAAATTGGTCTAGAGATCAACGAAGAAATTGTTGACAGTGAGATTGACACAACGCTTTTAGACCCAGCACAGTCTTCTTTCAATTACCAAGCTCCTGGTGCTGATCGCTATCAATTTAGTTTAGTTCTAACAACACGACCACTTGATACTGTTGTCGACGAATCGAAGTTCTTCGAACTCATGCGTGTTGAGAATGGTCTTATTACCAAACAAGTCAAATATCCAGTTTATGCTGAACTCGAGAAAACTCTTGCTCGCAGAACATACGATGAATCTGGCGACTACACAGTCAAGCCATTCCGTGCATCAATTGTCAACGGTCTAGACGATGATCAATACACAATTGCGATCGAACCAGGAAAGGCTTATGTAAAGGGATTCGAGTTTGAAACACTTGGCACAATGAAGGTCAACGTTGACAAACCTCGTAGCGCAGCAGATGTAAAATCGCTTTCTGAAGTTGACGTCGACATCTCATATGGCAATTATGTATTTGTCACAGGACTTCGCGGAAATACAGTAACTTCTGTTGGCTTCCCAAATTTCTTGGCATCAGAAAAGGTTGATCTACACTGCGTTGATACATCATCAGTGAATATCGGTCTAGGTTATAATGCAAATACGCAAACGTATCAAAATACAAAAATTGGTTCAGCAGAAATTAGAAACTTTGTTAGATACAGCGCTGCATCAAATACTCAATTCGATTCAAACGGTGCGTTCAAACTTTATTTGTCAAATATCTCTTTAGAACCAATCGTTGCAAAGGTCGGTGGTGCTTCTGATAATGCTAAATCAATCACGTTTAGCGATAAATTTTCTCAGAAAAGCAGCGCCTATGTAAATGCAACAGTAACGATTCTTCCAGTATCACTGACTGCAATCGGTAACGTATCAAAAGCCAACGTATATAAGGGTGGATACACAGTAAACGCAAACAGTGCAACCGCAAACGTATTCGCTTCTCCAAATATTGCAATTGGTGATGTTGTTCGTATCGGCGATGATGTTCGTGAGGTTGTATCAATCGATGACCCAAATAATCGATTCACAGTCAATACTGAATTCTCGCAAACAATAATTGGAACTGGTACTGCTGCTCCATTACAAATCTTTAGACAGAATACATATTCTTCTAATGTTGTAAATCAAAGTAGAACAATCATGCATTATGATGGTTCTACTAAAAAGGCGACGCTCGATCGAGAGTTCGATGATGGTGCTAAGATTGGCGGTGCGGTTGCCAACGCTGTAACAGTTGTTCAGCTGAACTTCAAAATTGATCAATTAGAATCAGTTATTTCTGGTAATGTGACTTCTAATATTGCTGATGTGAAGCCAAACGTTTCTATGAACGTTTCTGGATATTCAAAATATCTAACAGGCGAGACTTCGTTTGAAGACACACAAAAGAAAGCATTAGTTTTCAGACTACCAAGAACATATGCAAAGCGATCAACACTTCAGAATGTTGACTATGTGCACAATAAGATTATTTTAGGTCGTAGCAATAATTCTACCGTTGGTGAGTTTACAATTTCTCAAGGAAATGGTCTTGAAAGTTATGAGTCAATCCCATGGGCACAATCAACTGGATCTGTTCAAGATAATCTAATCGTTGTTGTGAGAAATAATGGTGGAAATACTATCTACTCAAACGGTGAGGTTATTCAACTTACTGCGTCAAACGTAGAAGTCTCTTCATCATCTTTGAAAGTCAAGACAAATATCGCAGACATAACTGCAGTTGATATTATTGTTTCTGTAAAAGTCAATGATGCAGAGGATAGAATTAGAACTAAGAATTTCTATAGTAATACTGATTACTCTGGAACTTCTTCTAACTTCACATATCCTGTAGCAGAAAATGGTACTGTGACAGTTACTGTTTCGAATTTTGGAACCGTTGCAAACATCAACACAGCGCAAGGACTAGTATTCTTAGGAAACACGCAGTTCAATACTGTTCGCCCTGGCGATTCAATCAGTTTGTTTGTTCCTGATGTCGTAAAGATCAATAAGATTCTTGCTGGAAATACAACACATTATCCAGATGCAACTAACGTTCGTGATATTACGAACAATTTCTATGTCGATTATGGTCAAAGAGATGATCGCTATGATCATGCCAAGATCATCTTGAAGGATGGATATGATTCACCAATTGCAAAACTATTGGTTCATGTGGATTATTATGAGCATATTTACTCTGAGGTTTCTGATAAGACAACGTTCTTCTCAGTAGACTCATATCCACAGAGTCACTATACAAATGGAATTATTCCGATCTATACATCTTCAACAGGCACAGTTTATAATCTAAGAGATTGTTTAGATTTCAGAGCAACTCAAACATTGGGTGATGGATCAGGTGGGTATACAATTCCTAAAATTCCTTCACCTGATGAAACATCTGAACTCTCATATGATTATTATCTACCTCGTATCGACAAACTTGTATTGTCAAAAGATAAAGAGTTCAGAGTTATCAAGGGTAAAGCTGCAGCGCAGCCATTACCACCCGCAGATACTGATGATTCAATGACTTTGTATACAATGTATCTACCACCATACGTGGCAGATGTTCGTGAAGTTCGTATGAAGTATCGTGAAAATCGTCGCTATACGATGCGTGATATTGCATCGATAGATAAAAGACTTGAGAGAGTTGAGTTCTTCACATCGCTGAACAATGTTGAAAAACTTGCGATGGCAGATAAAACTCAATATGAAGATGGCACTGAGAAAGAGAAATACGGTATTGTTGGTGAGAATTTCACCAACTTCAACATCGTTGATTATAAGAGCCCAGACTTCAATGTTGCTCTTGAAAATGGATTCATGATTCCTGCAATGAAGGTTTTCTCCTTGGGACTAAAGACAATCGATAGAGAGAATACAGCACTCAATCGTAAAACAGTATGCTTGAATTACAGTGAAGAACCAGCAATTGTACAAAGTCTTGCTTCTGATAAGGCAGTTTCTGTTCAACCATTCTTGTTTGGGCAGTTCAATGGAAGCATTGTTCTCACCCCAGAAACAGATACTTGGGTTTCAGAAACATTGAAACCAGAAGTTATCACAGTTCCAGAAAAGATTATTGAAAAAGAAACTGTAATCAGAGAGAAAGTAATTGAGCCACCTGCTCCACCAACTCTACCTCCACCAACAGGAAATAGTGATGTCATTATCATCACCAATCCATTCCTTCCACCACCTCCAACAAGCAATGATGATATTATTATCATTGCACCAGAAGATCCATTCAGACCAATTATTGATGATGGCAGAGATAGAAAACCTGCAAATGAAGATTTGAATATTCTTCCATCATACCCAGAGTTTGGTGGATTCGAATTTGACCCATGGTTTAGAATTTCCCCAATCAATTTTGGCGTAAATTTCACCTTTGGTGCAACTGGTTTTAGTGCGGGTAATTTATTCTCAAATGGTGGATTGTTCAATGAATCATATTGGGCACCTGCTCCAATTGAACCAGAAATAACAATTATTCAACCTGAGCCAAATTATGAATCATCTGTTCCAACAGTTCTACCTCCATTGAATCTAGATAGTGCAGCCACGCTTGATTCAGGCGGTGGTGGCGGAAAGGCAGTACTTGAACGCTATGATTATGATAAAGAGTAATAGTAAATAGAGAAAAAATATGGCAATTACAACACAGACTGGTAAAGTTGTCGTCGACACAAATTTGATCCCTTATATCCGAGGGAGAGAAGTTGAATTTTTGGCTTACAACATGAAGCCTTATAAAACTGCAAGAATGTTCTTCGATGACGTTGCAGTAAATGGTTTCTGTCAGTCATCAAATAAAGTAGTTATTGATGCCAAAAAGGCACTCAAGTATACAGACAGCAGAAGCGTTTCTTCTGGCGCGAATACAACAATAACTCAAAATGACTATTTGTATCAAGGTGATAGTTATACAAGTAATACATTTGTTGCCATCATCGAAAGCAGTATTGCAGACGAACTAATTCTCAGAAATATATCTGGTATGTTCAATGAGGGTGCTCAAGTTTATGCTGCGAATGCAAACACAAAGATTGCATATGCTCGAGCCAATGTTGTTTCTATAAATGATACTGTGACCGCTGATGTATTTTATCCTGGAGAGGGTGTCATTTCTCTTCTCACAAATTCATATGCCTCAGTTCTAGCAACATCTGGTCCAAATATCGTATACTTGAAACAAAATTATTTGAATCTAAACATTGCTGCTGTTGCTGGTACTCTTGCAGTTGCTGCAAATTCATATAGTCCAGGAGATATTGTGTATCAGACATCTGACTCAGCTCAGAGATATGATAGAGCAACATTCCGCGGAATCATGAAGTATATCAATGCACAAGGAATGATTGCAATTGAACCAATTTATGGCGAATTTGAAGCAAACTCTAGTTCGTCATATATTTGGAATGCGTCAAATACATCTGCTCCAGCTGTAAATGCAACAAGTTATATTGGAACATCATTCTATTCTACGAACACAAGTGTAATTCCATTTATCAGAAGTATTCAAAACACCTCTACTGCAAATTGCAGAGTGCTTTCTTATAAGCATTCATCTGGTGTGATTGCAAATAATAATTCTGACTCTACCACAATTATCTTGAATAACCTTGACAATAGTGGAACAATCAATGGAAATTTGATTTACTTCTGTTCAGGAACTGGTGTTGGTGAGTCAAGATCTATTGTAGGCACCTCTACTGTTGCAAATACAACAGTCGTAAGTCTTGGAGGTGCACTAACATTTACACCAGACGCGACAACACGATATTCTATCGGAAATCAAATTGTCGATGAGTATGGCGCAGTCTCTGGATTATTTCACATCCCATCGTTCCCTGGATTCAAATTCAAAACAGGAAATCGTATCTTTACGATAACAGACACTGTTCGTTATAATGATCCAGATTTTGGAATGCGTGCTGCTGCGACTTATGCTGCTTCTGGTATTCTACAAACGACACAGCGTATTCAGACAACACCTGTATTATCACCACTACCAGAAACGGATGGTAATTCCGCTGTTGCTCCATCATCTCCTTCTGATAGACCTGCAACTGGAACACCAGTAAAGCCTCCAGTTACTGGGTCAACAGCATCAACAATTCCAAGAATCCCATTAGGCGATGGCATGGCGCAGACATTCTTTGTGCCAAAGCCAAAATCAAATAAGCAGGATTATGGTCTATACTGCACCTCTATTGATCTTTTCTTCAAGAGCAAGCCATCTCTTGCAACTTATGAAAAGAATTCTGTAACTTTGACAAGAGGCTCTCTACAACTTCCTGTAACTGTTCGAATTGCAGAAGTAGAAAACGGATATCCAACAAAGAAGTATCTTGCATCTAAGTCTGTAAATGCAAAGGATGTAAAGGTATCATCTCTCCCAAGCACAAATGATCCAACAACAAGCACAAAGTTTACATTTGACGATCCTGTGTTCCTAGAACCAAATCGCGAGTATGCAATCCTTGTTGGCTCAGACTCTCCAGATTATGAGTTGTTCATTGCTGAACTTGGTGCTGATGTTCTTGGAACTGGTACAACATCTACTGTTCGTATTTCAGAACAGCCGTATGCTGGATCATTCTTCCGATCACAAAACTCAACGACATGGACGCCATATCAAAATCAAGATTTGATGTTTGTTCTAAACAAGGCAGTTTTTGATAGTTCTGGCAGTGTAACGTTCAATCTAGATGCTCCACCAGTTGCGAATATCGATATTGATCGTGTGATGCTTACATCAACTGATTTGAGTTTCCCTGTTGGACTTATCGATTATAAAATGAAAGGCGTGTATTCTGCAACTCTAGATCGCGAAACCATTGGTGTTGACCTTGAACCAAATAGACCAGTTGAGTTTGGAACATTGCTTGATAAGTCTGCTAAAAACTCAATCAACAGAAGAAAATTGATTCAAGGAAACGCAAATAGCGTTCTACTAACTGTCGATATGTCATCTTCTGATTCCGATATTTCACCAATATTGAATTTAGAGAGACTTGCAATTACTGCAGCGACCTTCTCAATCAATAATGCTGGATTGTCAAATACTAAAATTGCAATCACAAACTATGGTACTGGATATACAAATACTCCAAATATCGTAGTTGGCAGCTCAAACAATACTGTGAATACTGCAGCACTTGCATTCAAGAGCGCATATTTCCCAAATCCAACATACAATATTGGATTATATGCGATCACTATCTCTGGTGGCGGTGGATCTGGTGCAGCTGGATTTGCTGTTGCAAATACTGACGGTGCAAATAAGATCAATGCGATTGTTCTGACTCATATGGGTAGTGGTTATGTAACTACTCCAACAGTGGCTGTCAATGCACCAACAAATCCAACTGGAAATGTAACTGCAACTGCAGTTGTTTCTGGTGAAGATGGAAAGAGTGGTGGTAATATTCTTGCGAAATATGTTACAAGAGAAATTGTTCTAGAAGATGGATTCGAATCTGGAGACTTGAGAGTATTCATGGACGCAATTCGTCCAACAGGAACTGATGTTCTCGTGTACTATAAAGTTCGTTCTGGAGATGATCCAGAAACAATTGGAGATAAGAGCTGGAAGTTGATGAGCAAGGTGAAAGATGTTTATTCTAGAAATACAAATACCTTTATTGGGCTAGAATATCGACCATCTCTTGATGAAAATAAAATCAACTATATTGAGAATGGCGTTTCTTATCCAATCGGTGGAACATTCAAGCACTTCCAAATCAAGGTGTGTATGATTACTAGCGACCAATCATTGATTCCAAGAGTCAAAAATCTAAGAATCACTGCTGTACCAGAGGGTTGATATGAGCGACAAAGCAAGAGTGAGTGATAATTTGCATTATGTAAAAGATATGAACAATTTTGCAATATTGAACACAAATAAGGCGTCAGTTGCAAAACATCAACAGAAGATTGCTGAATTGCGAAGAGCAAAGATGGTCGAGGAAGAAATAAATACTTTGAAATCAGAAGTTTCAGAAATGAAAACTATGCTAACCCAAATACTGAAGGCAGTCGGCGGCGAGAAATAACATGGCAAATACAATAAATGTTGCAGAAGTAACAACAAGCAATACATTCAATCAATGGAGAATATCAACAAATCTGTTGAGAGATGATGTAAATGAAATTGCTCGTGGTGATTTTTACAAGTACGCTGGAAATGTTATCATTGAGAGTGGTTATGTTCGCATAAACAATGCCAGCGGTGGTGTTGTACTTGATGTCAAAGATGACACGAATATCGACGGCACTCTCACAGTATTCAATATCGAAGTTGACAATTCTTCGAATCACCTTTATGTCGACGCTGGTGATATCAAATTTCGCCGCATGGGTGCAACGGATCTATTTGCAGTCAATACAAATACTGTATTCTATGGTGCAAATGTCACAGTTGCTAATGCTACGCATGGAACACTCAATGTAAATGTTCAAACTGTGAGAATCAACGTTGGCGCTACGATGAACATCGCTAATGCCTCTGGTGGTGTGACACTCAACATCCATCCACACACATATATTTTTGCAAATGTAAACGTTACTGGTACACTGAATGTAACTAATAATGTATTTGCATATAATCTAAATGTTGCAAGTAATACTGCAACAGGCAATCTAGTTGTTCGTCAATTAGCGAATATTTCAAACGCAAATATAACAAACGCATACATAAAGACCTTGACAGTTGAAGATCCTATTCTTGCACCATCTGTAAGTGATAGTGACAAGTACGTTCTTCGATTCTCATCATCTTCTGGTGGTGATGGATATTTCCGTGTTCGCCGTGGACAGACTGCAGGAACAGCTAATGCTGATCTTCACTGGGATGAAACCGCAGGTTCCTGGAAGATTGAATACAATAATCTCCCAGCAAATGTTGTTATGGGCAACATTACTGCAAACTTCAAATCTACAAAGGATTATATTGAGAGTTCAACTACTGGTGGAGCAATTTCAGTTGATTTGACATCATCAAATTGGTTCAAGTATACACTGAACGCTTCCTCAGTATTTACGTTTAGAAATGCACCATCAAATGGTCTTTCTGTGACATTCTCTCTTATTCTAATTCAAGATGGTACAGGTGGCAGAACTATAAGTTTTGCTAACACGGTTTATTGGTCTGGTGGATCAATTCCTCCTGCAACCACTGGAGCAAGTAGCAAAGATCTTTGGACATTTACAACATACGACGGTGGTTCAACATATGTTGGAACATTGGCAGTAAAAGATTTCAGATAATAGCATAAAATGCCAAAAAGAATTGATGAGTTAGTCAAGACATGGGTTTCTGGCGCGCAGCGTGGAAGCACTGTCTTCAATACTCATGGAACAATGAGTGTGCCATATGGCAGAAACAGAATGACTGTTTCTGGTCGTGGTGGTTCAGGAAATTGCCTTGTTCCAGGCAATATTGCAACGTATACTGGAAATAGTGCGGCGTCTTATAATGTTGGTTCTCCAGCATCATACAATCCTGGATCTGCTGCAACATATACAGGAAATAGTGCCAATTACAATTTTGGTAATCCTGCATCATATACAGGAAACACAGAAATACCTGCTAGTGGTGGGAATAATGCAAATTATAATCCTTGTGTGACAACATATAATCCACCTCTCATTTCGGGATATAATGCAGGTGGTTTCGGTGGAGCATTATACAATACAGGAAATATTGCTGGCTACACTATCGGAAATATTTCTGGATACAATACAGGAGTTGGCACAACATATAATGCGCCAACTCCAGGTGGTTATAATCCTAGAACAATTAGTGGATACAACTCAGGATCTGCTTCATATACACCTGGTAGCATAGCAGGTTATGTGCCTGGTACAAATAATATCGCATCATACTCTGGTAATAGTGCTGCATATAACACTGGCAATCCAGTTGGATATACTGGTAACACAATTTCTGCATATAATCCAGGAAACCCAGCAACATACAATCCAGCGCAAGTGAATTGGTATGGTGTCATTATTGAGACATTCTTCGATGAGGGATATTATTACTATCAACAAATTGCATTTGAAGGAAATGGAACGTCAATTGGATGTCCACTACCAAATGATGGTAGTGTGGTTACGCCAACCAACTTCCCCAATTTTCCAGGATTTGTTGTTGGTGGTGGTCAAATGGTTTATTTCTATGACCTCAACTTCTCATGTTCTCCAGCATTTCCTGGAAACCCAGCAACATACAATCCAGGAACTGCTGTTTATAATCCTGGAAACCCAAGCAGTTATAACCCAACAAATATTTCTGGTTATAATGCAGGTTCTGCATCAACATATAATGCTGGCACAATCTCCGCATATACTGGCAATATTGTTGGTGGATATACTGGAAATAATGCAAATTATAATACTGGCAATCCTTCTGGATATACTGCTGGTAACGCAAATGCATACAGCGATAACAACTCAATATACAATCAGCCAACCGCTAATTATAATGCAGGCAATATCACAAGTTACCAAGGAAACACTGCAGTTTATACACCTGGTAATGTTGCGGGTCTAGATTGTTCTGGAGCAACAATTACTGGATATAATCCAATTGGTGGATCAAATCCATTGTATAATCCAGGTAACCCTGCATCATATACTGACAATAATATAAGTGGATATAATCCTGGCGCCCAGACATACAATACTGGAAATGTTGATTATAATCCTGGCACTCCATCTGGATATACAGGAAATAACGTAGCATCATATAATGCTGCTGGAAATGCAAATTATAATACTGGATCAACAGCAACATATAATCCAACAAGTATTGCTAATTATAATCCTGGCGTTCCTGGAACTTATACAGGAAACAATATTGACACATATAACTCAGCAGGAAATAATCCAGTATATAATACTGGAACTCAAGTCTATAATGCTGGAAGTCCAAGTAATAGTGGCGGTAATCCTGCAACTTACAATGAAGGCGTATGTGCCTCATATAGCGGAAACAACATTGCTAGTTATAACCCACCAAGTGGTGGTGGCGGTAACTGTTGCTTTGTTGCTGGAACTCTTGTTACGATGTCAGATCTCACGACTAAAGCGATTGAGGAGATCGTTATTGGAGACAAGATTCTATCATTCAATGAATCAACCAACGAACTTGAAACCAATGAGGTTGAGACATTACTTGCTCCAATTCGAACAGAAATCTTTGAATATATTCTTGAAACTGGTCAAGTTATTCGTGCTACAGATGATCACCCAATGTTTGTACAAAATAAGGGATGGGCTTCGCTCAATCCAGCAAAGACGTTATCAAGTTATAAGAACATGACAAATATCCACTTTGTAGAGGTTGGCGATCAATTCATCGATATGAATCAAAATGCATTGAAGATTGTTTCTATTGGAAGTGTAAATACAACAGAGAAAGTTTATACCTTTACCAATAAAAATAAGTCTAGCCCAAACTATTTTGCTAATGGAGTTCTTGTAGGCTAATGGCATATAATCCAGGAAATCCAGCAACATATAACCCGACTACTGCGGTTTACAATTCACCAATACCAGGTGGAGTGTACTGGTCAGCATCATTTTATGTCGCTGCGGTTGACCTTGATGTTTTATTTCCTAACGATCCAGTTGGTCCTTATCCACAAAATGGTATGGGACCATTACCAAGTCCGCTAAATGCATATCTCAATTACGCAGATCATGGTGATGGAAGCATAGGTCCAACAGCTGTTTATGTTTACTATACTTCTTTTGGATTTACTCCTCAAACTCCTGGCACAGATACAGGAGCATACAATGCTGGTAATCCTGCAACATATTCTGGAAATACAGAAATACCACCAGAAGTTCCAGGTAATGCAGTATACAATCCAGGAACATGCGCAACATATTCTGGAAATAACACTGCATCATACAATCCAGTAGTTACAAACTACACTGGAAACAATTGGACTGGTGGCTATAACCCAACGAATATTTCTGGTTACAATGCTGGAAGTGGAATTGTGAACTGGAACGCAACAATTTACTATGAAGTAGAAAAAAGAATTTCTGCTCCTGGACAAGACCTAGAGTATTCAGTATTTGTAAGTGATACAAACTATGCTTCTGGTTCAAATCCAACTTGCCCAGCGCCAGCATCAACTACAAATGGCAACATAAACAGCGTATCTGTTGGATTACAATATTATGAAGTCGATTATGTTTGCACACCATCACCAGCAACAAATACAGCCAACTACAACGTTGGTAGTCCAGCAAACTATATTGGAAACACTGAGAATTATAACGCTGGCAATCCTGCAACCTATTCAGGCAATAATATTGATGTGTATAATTCTGGTGGAAATCCAGCAACATATAATGCGGGCACTCCATCTGGGTATACTGGTAACAATTCTGGTGGATATTCTGGAAATACTGGAACTGGAAGTTATGTCAGCAACAGCGCAAATTATAACTCAGGAAATCCAGCATCATACAGCGGTAACAATATCAGCGGCTACAATGCTGCTCCTCCACCAAGTTACAATGTTGGAAACCCAGCAACTTATCAAAGCAACACAATCAGTGGATATAATGTAGGAAATATTGCAACATATACAGGAAACTTCACTGGAAGTTATTCTGGTAATTTTGCATCATCTTATAATCCAGGAAGCGCAAGTACATATAACTTCCCAATTCCAGGAACTCCTGGAGAGCCTGGATATGCCTTTGGTGTATACTTCCCAGGTGGTTCTGTTTGTGCTCCAGGAACTTATGTTTCACCTCAATCTATCAGTTACTATTTCGAGGGTCAAGAAATTGACTACAAGAATTATCCAGTAGTCGTTCCTCCAGGTGGACAAATAGTTGTAACAGTCGAATAAATAAGTTATAATTCTATATTCATGCACTAATGCAGTGGAGTTTGTTATGCCTCAAGTCATCAAATATAATCGCGTTCTATCTAAATTTGCTGTCGCGTCTGACTTTCTCAATCAAGAAGAAGTTGATATTCTTCTTAGTATTGAGAAAAAACTGATGTTTGGTAAAGACCAACAAAATAGCAAAAATAAAGCAGACATCGCAATCGTCACTCCAAACCAAGAAACGCAATGGGTGTTCGATAAATTTTCTTCAGTTATTGGTAGAATCAATATCGATTTCTTTATGTACGATATTGATGGATTTGACTCATTTCAATTTGTAAAGTATAAAAAGGGGCAAGATTGCGGTTGGCATTACGATGTTGACTTTGCATATATGAATTGGGAACGCAAAATTTGTGCCTCAATTATTCTTACTGATCCAGAAGAATATTTGGGCGGTGAACTTGAAGTTATGTCAACAGCTGATCCAGAAGAAGTTGTTCCACTAAAACCTGCACTCGGCGATATAGTGTTTTATGCACCTTGGATGCCAGCTAGGGTTTCTCCAGTAACATCTGGAATTCGTAGAACTCTCAACACTTGGGTCATGGGCAAGAGAGGTTGTTAATGAAAATATTTGTCAGCATTGTCTCTTATAGAGACCCACTACTCTATCAAACTGTAAAGAATTTGATGGACAATCAATCGCAGCTGACAAAGGTCACATATGGGATTTTTGAGCAAACTGATTTCCCAGAAAGTTTAGAGTCAATGCATCCAGAAATTACTCAACATAAAAATGTTCGGTATAAAAGAATTGACGCGAAATATTCAGACGGTGTCGGTTGGGCAAGACATCTAAATTCACTTCAAGTGGACGACGAAGATTTTTATTATCAAGTCGATTCTCACATGCTGTTTGATAAAAATTGGGATCGATATCTAATCAACGATTTCAAACTTGGGATTCAGCAACATCAAACAGATCGTATCATTATTGATGCGAATTGCGGCAACTTTAGAATGCAAGAAGATGGAACTCCATGGATCGATCGTCATGGATCAATTACGGTAAAGGCAGGTTATTGGTCTTTCCACGAAAACTATATTCTTGGAGCGCATGGAGAGTTTAGAGAAGCAACTACAGATTTCTTACATCCAACAATTCATCTATTTGCAGGTAACTTCTTTACTCATTCTGATTGGGTTCGAAATGTTGGGATGAATCCAAGAATCTTCTTCGAAGGAGAAGAACAATACATGACTTTGGCTTCGATCGCTGCTGGATATAAACTCTGCGCGCCTAGACAAATTCACTGCTATCACCTGCAGGATACGCATAATTATATTACAAAACAAGATGTAAATCGAGTCGTTCCATCTGAACAAATTCAAAGAAATCGTGAAAAATCGAAAAAAGAATTCCAGATGTTCTTAGACAGTCTCAGTGATGAATTCTTCGAAGAATACCGTAAATATTCTGGGGTAGATTATATCAATCGAAAACTTGAGAATCGTGCGATATCAAGAAGTATTATTCTTCCTCCAAACGTGGTGAACGATTGGGAGATTCCTGATCGATACGATTGATTCGGAAATACTAAATATCCAAACTAGCCATGGATTTTAGTAGATGCCACTACATACAGACCTGTTGAAAAGTTGGGTTGGGTCCGCTTTGCGCACAACGACCACTTTCAATAACACTTCCAGCATAACAATTCCATACGGAAGGTTCAACGCTCTTGTTTCTGGGCGTGGTGGTACTGGCACAAATGCAACTCCTGGCACTGCTGCAACTTATTCTGGAAATAGTGCTGCATCTTACAATTCAGGAAGCCCAGCGACTTATAATGTCGGCAACGTCGCCTCGTATTCTGGAAATACTGTTTCTGGATACAATGCAGGAAATCCAGCATCATATAATCCTCCAGTTCCTGCAAGTTATACAGGAAACAACGCAAACTATAATTCTGGAAATCCAGCATCATATAGCGGCAACAATCCTGCTTCATATTCTGGAAATAATGCCAACTATAATGCTGGTAGTGCTGCATCATATTCAGGAAACAACATTGCTTCATATAATCCTCGCAATGTCGCTGGATATAATGCTGGTAATATTGCATCGTACAATCCCACAAATATTGCTGCATATTCTGGAAATAATGCAAACTATAATGCTGGAACTCCTGCATCATATAATCCTCAGACTATATCCGCATACAATCCAGGTTCTGCAAACTATAACCCTGGATCACCAGCATCATATTCTGGAAACAATCTTGCTGGATACTCTGGTAACAGTGCAAATTATAATGCAGGCAACGTAGCATCTTACAATCCGCAAAACGTAGCAGCATATAATCCAGGATCTGCAAATTACAATGCTGGTAATGCTGCAACATATAATGCACCAACTGTGGCCAACTACAATCCAGGTTCCGCAAACTATAACGCTGGAACTGTAGCATCATATAATCCAGGAAGTATTGCTTCTTACAATCCACGCAACGTTGCTGGATACTCTGGTAACAACGCAAACTTCAGTCCAGGAAACGTTGCATCATATAACCCACGCAACGTTGCTGGATATTCTGGAAACAATCAAAATACAAATCCAGCCAATCCAGCATCCTGGATTTCAATGTTTTATGTGAATGATACTGGAATGGCTTATTTGTTTGGGGATGAAATAGTTTATATTGGACCAACAGCTTATCCGCAAAGTGGTGGTGGTTCTGCGCCTGGACCAACCAATGCTTATGGATCTACAAATGAGCTCGGTACTGTTAACGTGTATATTACATACCAGCAAATTCCAGGAGAACCAGGAAATCCGACTGGTGTTTATAATCCAGGATCTGCAAATTACAATGCTGGTAATGCTGCAACCTATAACTCACCAACTGTAGCAAATTATAATGCAGGTTCAGCAAATTACAACGCTGGCACTGCTGCAAGTTATTCTGGTAACACTATTGCTTCGTATAATCCACGCAATGTGGCAGGATATTCTGGCAATAATGCAAACTTCACACCAGGAAATGTTGCATCATATAATACTCGCAACATTGCTGGCTATTCTGGAAATGATGCAAACTATAACACTGGAACAGTAGCATCATACAATCCTCGTAACGTAGCAACATATAATCCAGGATCAGCAAATTACAATACTGGCTCACCAGCATCATATTCTGGAAACAATCTTGCTGGTTATTCTGGAAACAGTGCGAACTATAACACTGGAACACCAGCATCGTATAATCCAAGAAACGTTTCCACATACAATCCAGGAAGCGCAAACTACAATGCTGGTAGTGCTGCAACATATTCTGGTAACAACATTTCTGGTTATAATGTTGGCAACGCAGCAACATATAATCCTGGATCAATTGCTTCGTATTCTGGAAATAATCTTGCCAATTATAATGCAGGCAATCCAGCAACATACAATCCTGGAAATCCTGCAACATACACAGGAAATAATTTGGCAAATTATAATGCTGGCAATCCAGCAAGTTATAATCCTCCTGTGCCTGCATCCTATAGTGGAAATAACATTTCAGGATACAATGCTGGCAATCCAGCAACATACAATCCACAAAATCCTGCATCATATTCTGGCAATACAGCTGCTACATATAATGCAGGTAGTGTGGCAACATACAATCCACCAATTCTTGGTACTCCTGGAACCGCAACAAATGTTCTTGGTGTATATTTCCCAGGTGGCGCTGGTGCTTCAGCAAATTATAATGCAGCACCAGGAAGTACAATTGCTGGATACAATGCAGGTCAACTAGCACCATATGTGCCAGAAACACCTGTTGATACTAATGTTTACCCAGATTCAGCAAACTACCCAGTAACGGTTCCATCTGGTGGACAAATAGTTGTAAAGATTGAATAAATATAGTATAATTTGATATTGCAAATGTAGTGGAGTGAATATGGCATTCAAAGTGCAAAAGTATGTTCGACGCTTAGAACAATATTGCGTCGTAAATAAAGCATTCACTGAAGATGAGTGCGACAAGATCATCGATCTTGAAGATCTACAAAAGTTCCAAAAAGGTGGCGTTGGAAGCGGACCGCAAGGAAAGGTGGATAAGAAGGCTCGTGATAGTGATATCATGTGGCTTATGCAAGATCAAAACTCGGATTGGATTTTCCAAAAATTTGGTCATCTAGTTTCTCTTGTCAACTATGATCACTTCATGTATAATATCGATGGCTTCGAAGCCTTTCAGTATACTGTATATAAAGCCAAAAATAAACAACACTATGATTGGCATATCGATGCTGATAATACTAGCGCCAACTACATTCGTAAAATAAGTGCATCTATTATTCTTACAGACCCTGACGATTATGATGGCGGAGAATTGCAAGTCGTTCCTCATGGACGAGTTGATGATCCATTCAGTGTAAAATCAAAACGTGGTGATGTTGTATTCTTTTCTTCTTGGATGCCCCATCGTGTTTCTCCAGTAACCTCTGGTATTCGCAAATCATTGGTATGTTGGGTTATGGGCGAAAGGACTCATTGATATGAAAAATTGGTTCAAAGTTTGGGGCAATGATGTGATGGAATTCTATTGCCATCCTGATTTTGAGGATATTATTCCTCCTCCTCGTCCAGCAGTAAAATATCTTCCGAAATGGTTCAAAGATCTTGCGCCAACATTTGATGCTGGTAAACGAGATATTTTTGGTAATCCAACAATGACTGCAAAGAAATGTTTGCCAATGCTCGATGCAATGTCTTTAGGATTCACAATGCCACTTGCTGGTGATTTACACGTTTCAACAAATCATAACTGCACTCAAATCGAAATCAAAAATCCGCCAGCATTTGCTGTTGCAGAGTTTCATGATGCTGCTCAGGTTGGTGGAAAGGCTGCGCTTGGATTCAAACATGGTAATCCAATCAAATTCATCAACCGTTGGGTGATCAAGACAAAGCCAGGTTGGTCGACTTTGTTTATTCCTCCAGTCAATCACTTTGATCAACCATTTAGATGTTTGGGTGGATATGTTGATACTGATGAGTATCCAAAAGAAGTAAATTTCCCTGGTGCGTGGCTTGTTCCAGACTTCGACGGAAGTATTCCTGCAGGAACTCCATTGGTAACAGCAATTCCAATAAAGCGAAACTCTTTCAACAATAAAAAACCAAAGATCAGAAAGATGATGCCAAGCGAACAAAGAAAGATTTTGAAAATACAAAAAACACAAGAGAGCCGCACTCACCACTATACTTGGGAATTGAGAAAGAGAAAACACGAAGATGAGTAAATTATTCAATATCTTTTCAAAGAGTGATGTGCCTGACCTGCAATTTGTCGATAGCACAAGACAAGTCTACACGCACTATCCAGTTCTGATGGCAAAAGATGTAAAACCATTTTTCAAAGAATTTCAAGAAAAAGAACAAGGAACATATAACTTTCCAGGATGTCCTGGAATGCACGATTACTCGCGCATGGGTTATTTGATTACTGCATGGATTGATATTCATATCAAAGCAAACAAAGCAGGTACTGTAATTCGTCTTGGTACTGATTCTAGAGATAAAGGCGCAAAACCAAAAGGAACACCATTTCAAAATCCAATGGAAATTGCACCACCGCAACTCGAAATTAGAGACGCATTTCCAATGTCAACTGATGTAACAAATGGAATGTTTACATTCAAGGATGATATTAAACCTACTGCTTGGAACATGCCTGGACCGTGGAAAATCTTTGGTAAAAAAAATGTTTCTGCACTTCTTCTTCCTGCATACTATCATTGCCCATTTCTAGATGACTTATACCTATATCCTGGGGTTGTGGACTATCGAGAGTTTACAACCGCAAATATCATCTTCTCTCCGAAGAAAAAGATTGAGATCACAATTCCTGCAGGAACTCCGATGTTACACGTGATTCCTTTCAAGACTACTGAAGATTTTAGTGCATCATATGGTCCAGGAACAGTGGAGCAGTTAGATTCGCATAAATCGCCTAAGAAATTCTACGAAAGTAACTGGTATCGAAAGTATTATATGATCAAAAAGAAGTTCAAACTAGAGAAAATCACTGGAGATTGAACTTTTTAGAGCGGATTCCCCAGGTTTATAAATAAGAAAATAAAATGGGGATTCCTAAATGGCGCAATTTGTAGAATTAGATCTAGACCAAGGAACGGATCTCTCCTATAATCTAGACCTCACACAGGATGATGGAAGCCCACTCAATGTGACTGGCTACACATTCTCATCATCTATTCGTAAATCATATTACTCGACGAACGTGACAGCAAATCTCGTTGTCACAGTCGCCAATTCAGTCAGTGGAAATGTTGTGCTGACAATGAACTCTGCCATTTCGGCTAACATCAAGGCTGGCAGATACCTTTTTGACGTAAAGCAAAAAAATGCCGCCAACACAACAACAAGAATTATTGAAGGGATCATAACGGTACTGCCTCAGGTAACAAAGTAACATGACTTCGATAAAGGTTACTGCAGCTAACCCGACCATTCGAACCACAGTAAATCCAACTGACACTTCTCAAGTAAAGGTTTCAACTGCTCGTGGTGGCGCTGGTCCACAAGGTCCTGGTGGTCCTCAAGGACCAACTGGTCCTCAGGGTGTTGCTGGACCAACAGGACCATCAGGCGGTCCTCAGGGACCAAGTGGACCGTCTGGTCCATCTGGTGCATCTGGTCCAAGTGGACCAAGCGGTGCTTCTGGTCCGAGTGGTCCGAGTGGTCCATCTGGCGTTCGTGGTCCAACAGGTCCTCAAGGACCACAAGGTGAAATTGGACCGCAAGGTCCATCTGGTCCATCAGGTATTCGTGGTCCACAAGGTCCACAAGGCGCGATTGGTGCAACAGGACCGCAAGGTCCATCTGGTCCATCTGGTCCTCAAGGTGCGCAGGGTTTTGCTGGTCCTCAAGGTCCATCTGGACCAAGAGGTCTTGTTGGTGCTGCGGGTCCTCAAGGACCAACAGGCGTTACTGGATCAACTGGTGCTCAAGGTCCACAGGGACCAACAGGTGTAACAGGTTCTCGTGGTCCACAAGGACCAACTGGCGCAACAGGCAATACAGGCGCAACTGGTCCAACGGGACCAAGTGGTGCGCAAGGCGATAGAGGTTTTGCTGGACCACAAGGTCCAACTGGTGCGCAGGGTTTAGTTGGTGCTCGTGGTCCAACTGGTGTTACTGGTGACACAGGAGCAACAGGTCCGCAAGGTCCAACTGGCGCACAAGGTCCAGCTGGTGCTCGTGGTCCACAAGGTCCGCAAGGACCAACAGGTGCAACAGGTGCTCAAGGTCCAACAGGTCCATCTGGAGCACAAGGTGATAGAGGTTTTGCTGGACCACAAGGTCCAACTGGTGCGCAAGGTCTAGTTGGTTCAGCTGGTCCACAAGGTCCATCTGGACCGCAAGGATTGATAGGCGCGCAAGGACCAACTGGTCCTCGTGGTCCACAGGGCATTGCAGGTCCACAAGGTCCTCGTGGTGCTTCTGGTGCATTGCAACATTGGGCAGTTGTAACATATAATTATACTGCAAGTGATGGTGATCGACTTGTTGCAAATACAACAGTCAATGGTCCATTTACAATTACATTACCAAATACGCCAGTTGCTGGTGGTTATGTGCAAGTTACTGATGGTGATAATTGGAATACAAATCCAGTTTATGTCACATCATTAGATAATACGATTGAAGGTCAGAGTCAGCCAGTCTCACTTGACATTCGTGGTGTGACTGTAGAATTTATTTACAATGGAACAACTTGGGAAGTTACTGCAACAACTGGTCGTCGTGGACCGCAAGGTGTCAAAGGACCGCAGGGACCAATTGGTCCACAAGGACCAAAAGGTGATCGAGGTTTCTCAGGTCCACAAGGACCTCAAGGTCCATCTGGTCCACAAGGAAGTTTAGGTCCGCAAGGTCCATCTGGTCCTTCTGGACCACAAGGTGAGCGTGGCGGCAGTATTCGTATTTCTGGCACTGTGCCAAACACTAATGTTCTTTTTGCGATCACTGGAGCATCTGTTGGTGAAGCGTACATTGTAACAGCATCTGGTCATATTTGGATTTGGGATGATTGTCCTGGTCCTGCTCAGTGGATGGATGCAGGTCCATTTATTGGTCCAACTGGTCCAACTGGTCCCACAGGAACTGTCGGTCCACAAGGTCCACAAGGAACAACTGGTCCACAAGGACCTCAAGGACCAATCACAGCATATACATTTGATGGCGGATCGCCAATAAATAATTACACTAACGGTCCTGCCTTTGATTGCGGCGGAGTAAACTAAATGCCTTTTATTCAATTTCAGTTTCGCAGAGGTACAGTATCAGACTGGGCAACTGCTAACACAGTGCTTGCTGATGGTGAGATGGGTATCGAAACAGATACAGATCTATTCAAAATCGGCAACGGAACTCTTGGTTGGAATGCTCTTCCATATGGAGGATTGACAGGCAATACTGGTCCGCAAGGACCAACAGGACCACAAGGTGTCGCTGGACCACAAGGTCCTGCAGGATCTTTCGGTGGTGCAACATTTGATTATACATTTAGCACAAATACAGTCAACACAGATCCAGGAACTGGTCGTCTAAAATTCAATAGTGGAGATGTGACGACAGCATCTCAACTCTATATCGACAATTTAGATGATTCATCAATCAATGTACACAACTTTATTGTTACGATTGATGACTCAACGTCAACAATCAAAGGTCACTTCAAAGTAAGTAACAAAACAAATGCAAATGATTTTGCATTGTTTACAATTAGCAGTCTTATC